AATCGTCCATTTGAGGAATCAGATAAGGTCGCAGGGGGTTCTGTTTTAAGCTCTAATTTTTTGAAGAAAATGGCTTTAGCACTTTCAACAAAAGGTCACATATGTTTCATGATTTCTCAGGTTAGAAGCAAAGTTACCATTGGGTACCAAACAGCTGACCCCAAAATAACAAACGCTTCTGGAGGAAACGCGTTGCTTCACTATTCTGACTGGATTTTGGAGTTTCAGCCTCGGTACCAGAAAGATATGATACCGCCTAAATCTGACGAACCAGAAGGCCATCACTGTAAGGTTATCTTCCGAAAATCTGCCAATGAGAAAACTGGAAAAAAAGTGGAGTATCCAATTAAATATGGTCGTATTGGAGGTAGGAGCATCTGGACAGAATACGAAGTGATATTTATGCTTCAACAATTTGATATGACGAAAGCTAGCGGAGCTTGGATCATCGTAGACGAATCAATAATTAAAGAACTGAAAGAAGCCAACCTAGAGATGGTAGCAAAACATCAAGGCGCAGATAATTTTCGCAAATACTTGGAAGACAAGGCGGAAATATGTGATTTTCTTTTTAACAAATTCAGAAAAGCCTTACAAATTGCTAAGTGAAGCTTTACAACATAGCGGGAAAACTTGCATACAAAAGTGTTAACAAATATCGAATCGAGTGGGAAAAAGAATGTCGCTCAAATATTCAATTTGAAGTTAAGCAATTTTTCAAACCTTATTGGGTTAGTCATATATGCTACGAAGAATTTCCGGTTTACGGGACAAGGATGAAAGTAGACATGATAAATATGACCAAAAGAATTGCCGTAGAAGTGCAAGGCGCTCAACACGAGTCATTTAACAAGTTTTTTCACGGTAACTCTCGTGCTAATTACCTAAAGTCGATTAAAAGAGACTACCATAAGAGGGTGTGGCTCGAAAACAATAATTTTAAACTTTTGGAAATTACAAAAGAAGATTTAGCCTCCCTTTCTAGAGGGTATATTTTGGAGAAATTTGAAGTAATCATTTAAAATAGTGTAATTATTTTCATGACTAGCGATAAAGAAAATAGAATTCCGGACATCTTACTAGATCAGTTGAGTGAATGGTCATGTGGGGGATTTATGCTTTTCAACTTTGACGAGGATGGCAACCCGCAGGTTTATTCCAAAGCCGAAGATGAGATGAATGCTATGTCTTTACAATATTTTGTCAGTCATTGGTCAAATGCGATGGAGACAATGAATTCTGATAGTTTTATGAACAATTTAAACATGGTTTTTAAAAAACATCCAAACGAGGACGACGAGGAAGAAGAAGGATTTCAAGAAAATGAGTGACACAAACATAACTGATTATTATCCCGAAACGCCAGAACCCAAATCGGAGGTTCCGGAAGTTCCTGAAGTTCCGGTCCCAGAAACGGATGACTTTTCTGTCGACCTCCCCGACATTCCGCTTCCAGATATGGAAGAGGATTTTGACGCTGCAATTAAAGATGCATTTACCCAAGATGTAGGGTTCAATTTTTGCATTGTAGGGGTGGGTCAGGGAGGTTCAAGGCTCGCCGAGACTTTTTGGAACTTGGGTTACAGGAGAGTCGGTGTCATTAACACCGCAATACAAGACCTTACTCCCATTAAACTGCCCGATGAAAATAAATTGTTAATCGGGAATAGTGGTGCTGGAAAAAATACCGAGGTTGCGGAGGAGGTTTTCAAAGTAAAATATGAAGATATTTTAGATTTCTTAAAAAGAATTTTTGGTACGAAATATGAAAGAGTGTTGGTATGCGCTGGTGCTGGCGGCGGAACTGGAGCCGGAGGTATCGCCACTGTTTTAGAAGTCTGCCATGACCTTAACCAATCCTTGGGGATAGAAGCCAAAGACACCGATGCGAAAGTAGGGGGGATTCTTGCTCTTCCAACAAGGGGGGAAGGCATAAGAGTTCAAAATAATGCGAAGAAAACGGTTTCTAAACTTGTCGGCTTAAGCCAAGCCGGAGTGATTTCTCCCCTTATTATTCTGGATAACGAAAAAATTAAACAACTTTATCCGAAACTCTCTGTGAACCAGTTTTGGGGCACCGCAAATAATAGCATTTGTTCATTGTTTCATTTGTTTAATACTATCTGTGAAAAACAATCGGCTTATACCACATTTGACAAAGCTGATCTAGAAACAATTTTCGCTTCTGGAATAATCACTTTCGGGGCTACGCCGATCAAGGACACAACGGCTACAGGAATATCTTACGCTATTAGGGACAACCTTCGTAAAAACATCTTGGCCGGAGTTGATGTTTCCACGGGCAACATTGCCGCTTGCGTTATTATCGGAGACAAGGAATCTCTAGATAACATCCCCCAAGACAACTTGGAACATGGTTTTGAGCAACTAAGCAGAATTATGGGCAAAAGCTCTACTGTTCATCGGGGAATTTATTCTCACAAAAAACCGGGTCTCGTAGCCTATACTTCCATTGGAGGACTAACAGCTCCAGACAACCTGTTTGATTATTTTTTCAAAGTAGATCGGGTATATAAATAATAAATGCCCATATATTCTAATCAGGTCGAGAGCCACGTCCTAGGGGGTCTCCTTAAACACCCTGACGTATTTTCGGAAGTGGATTCTTTCGTCAATGCGGCAGATTTTTATAACGATGTCCATCAAACAATTTACTGCATATTAAGGGAATCCATTTTAAACAATGAAAAAATTGACAAGGTACTCGTTGCCACAAAAATATCAAACCTAGGTATTTCCTCTAAAGACGATATTGATATTTATGACTACATCAATACTTTAAACTATACGTCTATCGCTCGTGATGCAGTAGTCGGATCATGTAAGGAGCTGGTTAAGTATCGTATTAGGAGAGAGCTTAGCGCAACAGCTGATCGCATAAAAGAACACGTTACCAATTCCTCCAATGAAGACTTGGATTCCATCATCTGTTCCACAGATGCTATTTATAGTGAGAAAATTTCTAGCTATTCTTTTGAGGACGATCCCCAAAACGTTTTCGAGGACTTGGAATTTAAAGTGGAGGAAAGGGGAAACAACCCGACGGAAGACACGGGGCTGCCAACCACCTATAATGAATTCAATCGTTTATACGGGGGGTTAAGGGATGGTAATGTTTACGCCATAGTTTCTCGTCCAGCTCAGGGAAAAACGACCTTCATTAACGAGCTTTGTCTAGGTGTAGCGATCAAAAACGATGTTCCTGTATTGGTGCTAGATACCGAAATGACAACTGATGAAATTCAGTTTAGAATGGCAGCAGCAAAAACCGGTGTTCCTTTGTGGTTTTTGGAGACGGGCAAATGGAGAAATGACAAAGATATGGTCGAAAAAGTAAAAGGTTATTTTCAAAGCCTGACAAAACATCAATATTTTCATTATCACGTTAAAAACAAAACCATAGACGAAGTGTGTTCCCTGATTCGTCGATGGCACATGAAATATGTCGGAAGAGGCAACCGGTGCGTTATAGCTTACGATTACATTAAACTTACAGGAGAGAGGGTGGACAGAAACTGGGCCGAACACCAAGCCATAGGGGAAAAGATAGATAAACTTAAAAGAATATCGGAAGAAATAAAGGCTCCCCTTATAACAGCCATGCAGATGAACCGTTCTGGAGAAAGCTTTAATCGAAATTCGAGTAATTTGGTTGATGACAGTTCTGCTATTTCCCTGTCGGACAGGCTTCAATGGTTTGCTACTTTTGTTGCTATCTTTAGGAGGAAAACCCTTGACGAAATAGCTTTGGACGGACAAGCGTTTGGAACCCATAAATTAATTCCTTTAAAAACCAGATTTCAAGGAAGGGATGCTGCGGGACACCAAGATCTATTGAGGAGAAAGGTAACCAATCCAGAAAACGGTCACGAAAGTGAAAAATTTGTAAATAATTTTCTTAATTTTAGGGTGGAAAATTTTAAAGTGAAAGAAGAGGGTTCTTTGGAAGACATAATTAGACACGAACAACAATCTTTCGATATTCAACCCCCAACCAACTCGGAAGAACATTTTGGATTTTTAAGCAATGCATGACGTAAAGGGTATTTTAACAAATCTGGGGTACACGCTTAGCGATAGCGGCCAATTTTATCGTACGAAGCCTCTCTATAGGGACTCGAGCAGCAACACTGTGCTCTCTGTCAGAAAAGACACGGGAAGATGGATAGACTTTAAGGAGCAAAAATTTGGCAGTTTAGAAGAGTTAATTCAAATAACCCTCAACCTTCAGGACTTAAATGAGGCCAAAAGTTATCTTTCGGACAATTTCCAGTTCACCGTCCCCAAAACCGAAAAAGAAAAACTCAAATCTCCCATTGTTTTCAGCAAAGACAACCTGAACCACATAATCCCAAATTATTCCTATTGGGTTAATCGTGGAATTTCGGAAGAAACTTTAAAGCTTTTTGAGAGCGGCATGATGAGGTCCGGAAAAATGAAAGATCGTTATGTTTTTCCAATTTTTGACAAAGAGGAAAGATTTATTGGAGTAGCGGGGAGGGACACAACAAACAAGCAGCAAATCAAATGGAAATTAAGTGGCGAAAAAAAGTTATGGGCTTACCCGCTTAAATATAATTTAAAATATTTATTGAAAGAAAAAAGAGTTTTTCTGGTCGAGAGTATTGGAGACATGCTCGCTTTGTGGACAGCGGGAGTTAAGAACTGTATTGTCATGTTTGGTTTATCGATTACGCCTAAAATTAAACAAGTCCTAATGGTCATCGATCCCCAAAAGATATATCTATCATTTAACAATGACAAGAATCGAGCCGGAAACGAAGCCGCTGAAAAAGCTTATCGTAATTTGCGGCGTCAGTTTGACGAATCTCAGCTCGAAATAAGACTGCCTTTTAAAAATGATTTTGGATGCATGTCCAAAGAGGAAATACTTATATGGAAAAAACAAATAAAAACGTAAAGGAGAGAGTCCTTTCGGCGTCCAGATTAAAAACTCTCGAGACCTGCTCGTGGTCTTACTGGTGCAACTACCACCTTAAACTTCCTCAAAAACAAAACGAAGGAGCATTACGAGGTACTGTTTGTCATTTGGTTTTTGAGATGTTAATAAAAAAGAAGCACAAAAAACATTTCACCTTAATAACGAAAGGAGACAACATTCGTGGAAGCTCTGCCGTGTTCCGCTTAATAATGAAGCACCTATCCCAAATGGAAGAAAGCTTTGATCTCCCAATGACCAACGAAGATAACATGAAATTAATGAACGATATGATTTTGGTTGGATTACGGTGTGACTTTTTTGGGAGAGGGGGAAAAGTAGACAGTCCCGAACACGAGTTTCTGATAAAAAACGAGAACCCCCCCTATAAAATAAGAGGCTTCATTGACAAACCTATTCTTTACAAGAAAAACAAACAAATAAAAATTGTAGATTACAAAAGTAGTAAATACAAATTTCGCGGAGAAGAACTTCATTCAAATATTCAAGCCATGGTTTATACACTGGCATCTAAAAAAGAATGGAAGGGGTACAAACCCACTATTGAGTTCCAGTTTTTACGCTTCCCCAGACAACCCCTTCAACAGCTCCAATTCACAGATGCTCAGCTCAACGGCCTAGAATACTACCTGTCCCACGCTTTTGGGGTAATAAACAACTTCACCGAGGAAACGGCTACAACGAACTACGCCGCAGACACAAAGAAAAACTCTTGGCTATGCAAAATAGGTAAATGGAGATGTCCCTACATTGACCCTTACGACTACTTTGTTGTCGTAAACAAAAAAGGAGAGGAAATCAAAAAAGCCTTAAAGAAAAAAGACCTTCAAAAAAACCTTAAAAAAGGGGAAAAAATAGAAACAAGAAGCTACGAAGGCTGTCCCCGGCACAAACCAATGTCGGCGGATAATATCCTTGACATGTTCGCCTAAACGTCGTACAATTACAGCTTCATGGAGGAACTGGTTCCCATATTTAAGAGTCATTACAGTCTCGGTAGATCTATTCTTACCCTTGACGAGCCTAAAGAGTTTTTTGATGACGAAAGTTCCGATTCTGTTTTTGACATCTGTGGAGAGTGCAGCATTAAGGACTTATTTCTAGTAGAGGACAACATGGCTGGCTTTTTAGAGGCGTACACAAACGCGGAAAGCCTAAAAATAAAGTTAATCTTTGGATTGCGCTTAACGTTTTGCCCTGACAGCAGCAACAAAAGCGAAGAGGGAAGGCGAAACTCTTGCAAAAATATAATTTTCGCCAAGAGCGCCGCGGGCTACAAACAGCTCATCAAAATTTATACTTTTGCGGCTCAGGAGGGATTCTACTATGAGCCTCGTATAGATTTCAAAAACCTTAAGCCTTTGTGGAACAACGACTTACTGCTAGCGGTTCCCTTTTATGACTCTTTTCTTTGCTACAATAAATATACCGACTCCCAATGTGTTCCAGATTTCTCCTTTACTGAACCGATATTTTTTATCGAAGATAACGACGTCCTTCTTGATAAAGATATGCAGGAGAGAGTGTCAGATTTTTGCCATGATAAATACAAAACAGTACGGACTAAAAGCA